CGCACCACATCAACTAATACCGTTACCGCCGGCAGTTGGTCGTCTTACTACTTAAGAAACATGTATGCGGGTGCCCCAAACACATACTTCCACCCTAACATGAGGTATTTGGAGGATGTTTACAGTTACGTACATGCTGCAAATGTTTTAGGCGGGCAGTGGGACAATACCAATTTAACCAACGCTGCTACCTCACAATCAGCATCCTCCTTTGTGTATCTTGGCTATCAGTATCAAAAGGGTACGGCACACACGCTGTATAATTATGGTACCAAGTATACTAGTGGCTTTTACTTTACGGCTTACGAAGTAAGGCGGCGCTCTTACTCGACTAGTAGTACATCGTGGACAACAAATTGGTCGGTGGGCACTAACCGCAGCACTAGTAAAAGCACGACGACTAGTTATACAACCACTTTCAATACGACTGCAAATACTAGTAAAAGCACCACTACTAGCTATACAACTTATTACAACACTTCCCATGGTACTAGTAAGTCGACTACTACCAGTTACAACACGACTACCACTTTTGGCACTAGCAAAAGCACAACTACCAATTACACGACTAGTTATAATACCTCGCGTGGGACAAGCAAAAGCACTACCACCAGTTACAACACAACTACTACGTTTGGCACAAGTAAGGCTACTACTACCTCGTATACGACTACATTTGCTACTAGCCAAGGGACTAGCCATGCCACCACGACTAGCTTTAATACTACTACCACTTTTGGCACTAGCCACGGCACCACGACTAGCTTTAATACCACAACAACGTTTGGCACAAGCAGGGCTACTACTACTAGCTTTAATACAACCACAACGTTTGGTACTTCGCACGGTACAAGCAAGGCCACTACTACTAGCTATACAACTACGTTTGCTACAAGCCACGGTACAAGCCACGCTACTACTACCAGTTACACTACGACTTTCGGTACTTCGCATGGCACAAGCAAGTCAACCACCACTAGTTACACGACAACATTTGCCACCTCGCACGGCACAAGCCATGCAACTACAACGGCGTTTAATACAGTAACCAGTAGGGGTACAGACCGCTACACGACAACATCGTACGCTACAGCGTACGGAACTTCGCATAGCACCAGTAAGTCAACGACAACGGCGTTTAATACAACTACTAGTCGGGGTACATACCGCGATACAACAACATATTTTGATACAGCTTACGTAACTTCGCATGGAACCAGTAATGCGACTACAACGGTTTTCAACACCAATACTTCGCGCGGTACAAGCAAGTCTACGACCACAAGCTATAACACCAATAGTTATACTTCGCGTGCGACAACTACTTCGTTCAGCACCACCACTACCTTTGGTACAAGCAAGTCAACCACTACAGGGTATCTCACGTTAAGTGGTACAAGCCGTGACACCGCTACGCTGTTTGACACTACTTACACAACCAGTAGGGGTACGACCACAAGCTATACCACAAGCTTTAACACGAACAGTACAACTAGCCGTTCTACGACCACAACGTTTAACACAAACTACGTTACTAGCCATAGCACTACGACTACGTTTACGACCACGTTTGGTACGGCAAGCACTACAAGTCATACAACGACTACTACGTTTAACACTACGTACCAAACTAGCAGGAGTACAAGCCGCTCTACTACTACATCGTTTACTACAGCGTACGATACTAGCCGTGGCACCAATAGAGATACGACTACTACGTTTACCACTACGTACCAAACGAGCCGCAGCACTAGTAATGCTACCGGTACGAATTTCGATACAACGTATGTGACTAACCGCAGCACTGGCCGAGACACAAACACTGCGTATGACACAACTTACGCCACAAGCCGAGGCACAAGTAACGCTACAACGACTGCGTTTAATACTACGTACCAGACCAGTAACGCTACAGATACGGCGTACGGCACCACGTTTAGCACTACGTACCAAACAAGCCGCACTACGGATAACGGCACGACTACAACGTTTGCTACTGATTACCAGACAAGCCGTGGCACAAGTCGCGCAACAGGAACAACGTTTGCAACAGATAGCACCACAAGCCGCAGCACTACTACCGAGTATGGCACTACGTTTGGCACCAGTAACGCCACGACAACGGCGTTTAATACCAACAGCAACACGATACGCCAAACAGCAACGGCCACCGCGACAAGCAGGCTTACGGCGACCTCAACTGGCCGAACTACGCAAACTACTTTTAGTACAGACACGGTGGCGTATGAACGCACCACTGGAACGGGGGCAACTACGGAAGTAAGCAGCGGCAGTGCTGCATCTAGTCGCTACTGGGATGGGAACCAATGGGTGGAGGAATAAATGCCTAACGAACAAGCCGAAGCAATAGATGACATGCACCACCGTTTGGAAAGCACTTTAGATATCGTGCTTGATCACTTCCGTGAAACCGAAGAACGGATAGCGGCCTTGGAAGCCGAAATTGAGGGGTTAAAAAATGGGATTCAAGAAAGCAGCAATAAATGAAGAACTAGGCAACTCTGCCACGCATTTTTTCAAGAGTGGAAACGTTATACGAAGCGCTGCTAACAAGCCGCTAGATGCAGTGCGTGCCTTGCTGCCCAAAAATGGGCCTAACGGTACGCGTGTCGAATATGACGTTTGGTATGACCTTGGGGATAACGGCAAGGTTCATGGCTATGTTTACACCGACATTATGACCATGTTTGTTTACGTGCGCGCCGCGGGTGCCTATTGGAGCCATAAGGTTATTAGCGAAGCGGCAGAGGGGGCGGTGACGGATGATGGGCTTAAGATATGTGAAGCTATAAGTAATACGGCAGCAGATAAATACATGCTGCGTAAAAGCAACGTAAAAGCCCCGTTTGTTATTTTCCTCGCAGGCACAAACATTATTGAAAAAGCTACGGATTGGGGGAAGCTGAAAAATGCCGTTGACCAAGGTGCAAAACTTAAGTGCCACCCTTTAACCGCACCCCCGCTGCTTGCATCTTTACGCCGACAGTTTGGTGCTGAAAATATATTGGATAAGAAATTAAGTGGGCACGCCTTATTGGAGCAGGCCAGTATTGTTGGCTGCACCGATAACTCAGAAATGGGGCTAGTTGCGTTAAGCAAGGGTAAGACTGTTTACCGTTTTGGCCCGCCCGCGCAGCACTTTACTTACAGTGCACTCTATAACTCCATTTGGCAAGACGGCATGCCGAATAAAAATAGATGGCTAAGCATATTAAGCAACCCCAACACTGGGTTAATCCCAAGCATAGAAACAGGCTATTCAGCAGAAGACCGCATAAGCCGCTTTTTCGCTTATTTCAGCAAGGTTCCGCATGTCGCACCCAAACATACTAATCCTTGAGGAAAACGACCTTACGGCCATGACACTGGCCAGTATTAAGGCTTGGGCACCAGAAGCAAAGGTGAGTGTGGTAGCCAGTAACGGGCAGGGCACGCGGCTAAAATCTGCTATGCAATGCACGAAAAATGTGACGCTTTGCTTGCAAAGTGGTGTACTATTACAATCTGAGCTTATATTTATGCCGCCAATGGCTACATTGGAACGGTATGGAATATGCTTAAGCAGGGAGAACGTCTTTATCGACCACCCTGCGCAGGGACACATTTATGACCTTATGGGCTTAACCGCGCACAAGGGCGTAATGGATACAACAGTGTTTTGCATTAACCCTGCGTCATGGCCAGAAGTGCCAAAGGTTGATAAAGGTGCCTTAAGGAATGTGCGGAAGTTAGTAATGCCGCGATACATGAACCATAAGGCAGATAAAGCTTTGGAGGCGGTAAGCGCATGGGGCTCTTTACAGTACGGAATGCTAGGACACGGTGCAGCTATTAATAACTACACCGCGCACTACTTGCGGGGCCATGCGACACCAAACGAGATGTATGCATACCCGCTTGAACTGGCATTGCCCTACGTAGACGATTTATCGCCTTCCATAAAGGATAGGGTTTGGCGCTTAGCAACTAGGGCCAAAACAGTGGGTGGTCGGTTAAGAACCGGCTTGCAATCATTTTACGGGTAGGAGTGGTTTTATGGATGAAGTACACGAGACGCTGCACAACGAACTTAATTATTTGGCAATGGTAAATAGTTTGCTAGAAAACCATGTTGGGCGGCAGCACCAAGAATGTGAAACTGTTGCAG